TCAGTGCATCTGGAGAGATTGCTGCTGATGTTTGTCAGGGTGTAACTGAACAGCATGAACGGTACCAGGCTCAACAATGATGTCAGCGATCGACTCATGGGTTTTAAACGTACAACTGCAGTTAATGTTCTGACACTGGTGATAGCGTTCTTTGGTATTGAGGCTCAGGTAACGGCTGGAACGGGCGTGGGCGGCGTGTTGGCATTTCGGGCAGTGCATCATAGCAATCACCATGTAATCATTTTAATCAGATTTAATCATTGTATGTTATCCGCAAAAAAAATACATCCAACATTACAGTGAATTACACTCCACCTTTGAAAAGGGTATGCACCGCACTGGGTAAATCTCTGCTATGTTATTTGGAATAAGCAAGGAGAGGCAATGAAACTACTGCAGAATGAATTCGACTACCGGACCTGGATGACTGACGAGTTTTTGGAATATGACGATAGTCCATCATCTGCAATGAGTCAGGACGAATTAGAGCAAGAACTACTGCGTATGATGCCACTCAGCTTTCCTTGTCTGGTTTATGTAGCCTACAGCGGCAATCCCAATGCACCTGAACGACTTATATTTACTTCCCGCAACCAGTTGGCGGAATGGGCTGCGGCAATGGGATTAACCTAATCTCTTCATTTCGATGCATACATTTTTCCTTACCCAGCGTCATGAGTTTCCGTCGCCTCATAGCTGACATCTGACAGCAATACCTCAAGATTTAACGTCGTCACAAATCCGCTGCCGTCCAGGTTGTGCGTCACCTTGCTGATTAGCCAGGGCTGCGCGTCGATCACGGATTTAAAGCCCGACACCGCCACCGGCGTCTCAGGGAATAAATCCGCCCGCCCGCGAGCCAGGGAGATCGAGAACTCGGCGACACCGCGCTGGAGTTTGTCCCACTTCGCCTGGGCTGCCCGTATGGCGGCCTTTTGCGTAGCGTAGACCGTCGTCAGTGCAAACACGTTTTCATCACTGCCCACTAGGTATTCCCCCTCTTTCGCCTCCGGCATTTTCTGTGCCTTCACCGTGGTCTTTTTGGCTGCCGGATGCTGCAGGGCGCGCAAATGCTGTTCTTTTTTCTTCCGCTGCACCTTCACCTTTTTCGGCTTCGGGTCTTTGGTATGCAGCCAGGTGGCTGACACGCCGGTATAGGCATCACGGTCAGCAAGAGTAAACGTGTGACCGTCGCCATCGCTGCGGGTCAGCGTCGTTTTCGGTATCGGCTTGCCGCTGGCGGTCACGGCAGCGCCGGGTTTGATAAACAGTAGCTTTCCGGCCTTGATGGCGACAACCCCGCCGTTCAGCTCGGCCAGGCGGGTAATGAATGCGGCATCGTTTTCCTGCGTCTGGTCGATATGCGATACCTTCACCCCTTTAAACGCCTCCGCGACAGCAGGCTGGAGGTTGTTGCGCGCCGCCACGGTGGAGACAATCGCCTCCAGCGTTGTGTCGTGATAGGAGTGATCGCGGCGGGAATTCAGGCTGCCGCGATAGTCCGCGCTGCGGGCGCGCAGCGTCAGCGTATCCGGTGCACCGCGATGCTCTACCTCATCCACGGTGAATTCTCCCTTGTGGATGAGCGCCTGACCTTTCCACCCCAGAAAAACGCTCAGCACCGCGCCGCGCGGGGGCATCTGCATCAGGCCGTCTGCGTCGTTCAGCGCAATATCAAGCTGGTCAGCCTCAAATCCGCGGTTGTCGGTCAGCGACAGCGAAATCAGCCGCCTGCTGATATCGGCGGTGATGTCTGAACCGGCAAGTTTAACCCTGTAGTCCGGCGCAATCTGCGCGCCGTTATCTATTGCGAGAGTGGACATCATGACAGCAGCCCGCCTGCAGACTTCTGTGCACTGCGGGCAATCCCGCCCGCCTGATCCAGGAGACCGTCAGCCTGGGATTTGATATCACCAAACATGGCGGTCAGGCTTTCGTCCACGCGCTTGAGGCTCAGCGTAAATTCAATTTTGCGGGCCGCCCCGTTGGCAAAAAACACCGAATGCTCGTCACTGAGGCTTTCGATCACGAACATCCCGTAAATCGCCCCGTTGCCGCCAATCAGCGACCAGGCGCGCCCCTGGTCAGCCATCAGGCGCAGCGCGTCCAGGCTCAGCCTGCCGCCGGTGATTTCCGGCAGCAGCGTGCCGGTCAGGGTGATTTTTTCATCCCCTTGCCCCAGAAACTGCGGCGCGGCGCGCAGGCCGATCCGGTCATTAGTCGGCCAGCGGTATTCCGCCGAGCGCTGCAAACTCTGATAGGGCAGCGTTTGCAGCATAAACACGAACATCCCCAAAGCCAGCATCATAAAAGCCTCCTTAGCCGTAATGCATTGCGCTGCGCGCCGCCGAACGCTGGCGGCGCAGGTAATCTTCAAACAACCGCATCGCCTCGGCGGCGACGTCTTTCGCACTTTGTCCGGGTGCCGCGTAAACGTTAAAAGTCGGGGCTGCCACCGGTGCCTGATTACGCATCAGCGCCGCCGTATCCCGCCGCCCCGTCACGCTGACCGGACCCCGCACCAGCTCCGCGCCGTTCTCACCCACAATGCCGACTTCACCGGCGGCAATGTCGCCGCCTTTATCGAACATCCCCGCGTAGCCGTAGGCCGCGCCGCCGGTGCCGTAAAACTGCGCAGGTGAAGAAAGCCCCGCCGGTTTCGGCAGTCCGTTGCTGACACCCACTGACAGGGTTTTATCGCCACCTGATTTCATCCAGTCCGGCAGAAAATCCGTCATGCTTGAAAGCTTGTCTTTCAGCGCCTGCCATTTTTCGGCAATGCCGTCCATCAGCGCGGTGATCATGCTGCTGCCCGCGTCCTTAAACTTGCCCGGCAGGCTTTTCACCACGTCGAAAATCTTCTGACCAAAAGACGTGAGGAAATGGATATAGGCGTTAAATCCGGCTTTCGCCCCGTCCTTAATCGCCGTCCAGACCGCCGCGAACTTCTCTGACAGCCCCTGCACGCTGGCAACGATACTGTTCCAGGTATTGCTCAGCCAGTCCGTCATCGTCGTCCAGGCTTCGGTTGTCCAGGCGGCAATCGCGTCCCACATCTTTTTAAACTTCGGTGCCAGCGTGCTCCAGTTCGCCCAGATATATATCGCCGCCATGGCAATCAGTGCGACCACGGCCAGCAGGGGATTCGCCATCGCGGCGCGCCCCATCCACAGCAAGGCGGTGCCCACACCTTTTAATGCCATGCCGATATAGCCCAGCCCCTTCACCACCGGCCCGACTACTACACCCAGCACACCGAGGCCGACAACCAGGCTCGTCACCGCCAGCGCCGATTTAACAATCGTGCCGGTCAGTTGCGGATTGGCCTTGACCCATTTGCCCACGTTGCCGAGCCAGTCCGTCGCCGATTGGGTCAGCTTTCGCAGGCTGGAGTCTTGCTTATCGAAGGTTTCAATCTGCAAATCCTCAAAGGCGGACTGCATGTTTTTCAGGTCGCCGTCGAGGTTATCCGTCTGCGTTTTGGCGACCGCCGCCGCCGAACCTTGCGAATGTTCCAGCGCGTTTTTCTTCTCGCCGAGCCTGCCGTTGCCTGCGGCCTCCACCAGTTTCACCGCACCTTTCATCGCCTCCTCACCGAAGATCACTTTCAGGTATTCGGCCTGCTGCGCTGTCCCGAGTTTGTTCTTTTTAAAAGAGGCGTTAATGTCAGTGAGAATCTTTTGAACAGGCAACATGTTGCCTTTCTTATCCCGCGTGGTGATCCCCAGCTCTTTCAGCGCCGCCGGTGCCTGGCCGGTCGGTGCCTGCAACCGGCTGAACATCGCGCTGGCACCGGTGCCCGCCATGCTGCCCTTGATACCGTTATCGGCCAGCACGCCCAGCATCGCGGTGGTGTCTTCAATACTGGCACCGGCCGCCTGCGCAATAGGTGCCACGTATTTCATGGCTTCACCCAGCTCAATCAGGTTGGTGTTGGAGCTGGTAAACCCTTTGGTCATGACGTCTGAGACGCGCTTTATCTGATCCATCGGGATGTTGAACGCCGACTGCATATTGGTCACGATGTCAGCGGCGTCGGCGATATCAATCCCCGAGGCCAGGGAAAGATTCACAGTGGATTCGGTCGAGCTGAGAATGGAGTCGGCGTTATACCCTGAGCGGGCGAGAACGCCCTGCGTGCGCGCCACGTCCATCGGGGAAAAGGCGGTACTGCCGCCGATATCACGCGCCTGTTGCCGGATGGCCGCCAGCTTTTTATCGCTTTTATCCAGGCCAAGAATGGCCTGTGTGCCCGACATCTCTTTATCGAACGTGATACCCGGCGAGATAAATTTACCTTCGGCATAGAGGGCTGCCGACCCCACGCCCGTCGCTACCGCGCCGTTGTTGCGCAGGGAATCGCCGACCCTTTGCGTGGCCTCAAAGCGTCTTTTTGTACTGGCCTGCCGCTGCTGCTGCTGGCTCAGCCGCGCCAGAGATTGCCGCTGGCGTTCCAGGGTGGCATTCGCCTCCTGTGAGCTGGCTTTTAACCGGCGCTGCTCCGCCGCCAGCGTGCGCGTGGCGATGCCCGAGGATTCCAGCGCGGTACGCTGCCGCTGCACGGAAACCCGCAGGCTGTTTTCCTTGGCCTGCAACTCACCGGCGACGCGTTTGGCGGCCTCCATCAGCCGGGTCTGTTTTGCGGTAGGACTGGCGGTATTGGCAAACGCCTGCGACAGTTTGCTGGCTTCTTCTTTGGCCTTTTTCAGGCTTTCACGGGTCACGGCAAGCTGCGCGCTGGACTTGCGAAAGCCGTCGATTTGTGACGCCTGCGCGTTGAGTTTGCGCAGCGTGTCCTGCGTGTTGCGGATGTTTCCGCTGAGTGCCTTACTGGCTTTTTCCACCGAGCGGAAAGGACGGGACGCCCGATCCACGGCGTTCAGCAGCACCTGTAATTTTAAATTACTCACTGTCGGCTCCACTGCGAAGTAACGCGCGACGCCGCCACCCGATGATCTCGGTCAGCGACATCGCAAAAAGTTCAGAAGGCTGCCAGTGGAATACCGTCGCAATGTCAGCCATCAGATCGTCAATGACCAGTCCGGCGGGGAGTTTTACTGTGCCGATTTCGGCGATAAAAAACCGACCACCTTGCTCGCCAGCGCAATCAGGTCAGGCAGGCAAAGGGCGTGGCATTCCTGTTTGGTCAGGATCGGCAGCGTGATGCGCGGCAGCACCGTCACCAGCGCGTCAACGTCCGCATTGGACAAGGAAGCCAGGCCGATGCCGCGCAGATGACCGGCGTTAGGTTTGATGATTTCAACCTGGCTGATCACCAGCTCGCCGCGTGCGATCGGCTCTTCAAGGATAACGATGTTTTCATTCTGTTCTGACATAGCGGTGTCTCTTCTTCAAAAGGTGAGGTTTTGCGCCGGTGTCCGGCGCGGGTTACGGGTTACAGGCCGATGTTTTTGCGGTGTTCCGCCAGGCGGTCGGTGCCGTTAACGATTTCCACCATGTTCACGGTGTCCACCTCGATCACGTCCTGCCCGTTAATGCTCAGCTTGAAATAGGTGCACTGGGTAGAGACTTTGGTTTCGGTGTCTTCTCCCTGTTTGTACTCACCAAAATCAACCTCTTTGTGACGCCCGCGCAGGGCGACTTCTACCGCCATCGTCTCGCCGGTGTCGTCCTGCTGGAAGGAACCGGCAAAGCGCAGCGGCGTCGCATCGACGGCGCCCCACTGTTGGAGCACCAGCGTATCCAGCCCGCCCATCGTCCACTCCAGCGTCAGCGCATCGTCGTCCAGCCCGAAATCAATCGGCGCGGCGCCGTTCATGCCGCCGCCTCGATAGTTCTCCAGCTTGCGGGTCAGTTTCGGCAGCGTCAGCGCGCTGACCGTGCCGAGGTAGCTGTTCCCGTCGTTAAACAGGTTCAGGTATTTCAGTTTCTTAGGCAGTGCCATGTTTTAGCGCCTCTTAGCTGTTGATGGCCGTGGCGAACGTCGCCAGGTACTGGTCGGTGATGCGCTGCCGCAGGGTTAAATCTTCCAGCGGCGGCACCGGCGTATAGTCGTAATCAATGAACAGCTTGCCCGCTTTCAGTGTTTCAACGGTGTTCGCTTCCGCGTCATACCAGCAGGTGCCGTCAATGATCAGACCGGCGGTTTTCATTTCGCGCAGCCTGGCGTTAATGCCCGCAATCATGTCTTTGATAAGCGTCGGGGTCATTGGCCTGTCCATCGCCCACAGGTGCGCTTCCGCCATCGTGTCCGCCAGCACCTGCGCGGTGCGGGTGTAGTTCTCGAACAGAAACAGCGGATCATCTGAGCAGGTGCGCTGCCCCCAGAACTTAAAGCCGTCTTTGCGGATAAGCGTGGTCACGCACGCCTGGTTCAGCAGGTCAGCATCGGTGCCGGGGGTCTGCAAATCCCAGTACACGCTGGCGGACAGACCGGTGACACCGTTGATGCCGACGTTAGAAAGCGTTTTATGCCAGCCGGTTTCCGCGTCGATTTTGGCACGCAGGCCGAGCGCGTAAGCCGTTGCAGGGGCGATGTCGCTGGTGTCGGTGGTGGTGTTCCAGGCCACGAAATCCGGCCAGACCACCATCAGCTCACGCTGGCTGAAATTGTCGCGGTACTTGATGGCATCAGAGACCGTTTTACAGCCGTATGCGCTGACGTAGCCAAAGGCGCGGAGTTGCTGACAGACGGCGGCAAGCGCGGCGGCGACTTCCTGGTTATCCAGACCCGGCACGCCGAGAATGCGCGGCTTTACGCCGAGTTCAGTCTGCGCGGACAGCAGGGCTTTCATGCCGGTATACATGCCGGTGTCGTCTGACCCGCCGATGATGTTGGAGGTGGTTTCCGCCTCGGTTTCGCCTTGGGCGACGCGCACCACGACAACAACCGGTTTAGCCTGGTTAGCGATCGCCATCAGCGAGGCGCGCAGCGTGCCGGTTTTACCGGCCTTACCGGCGGCGGTGAGTACATTGGTAATGAGTACCGGCGTATCCAGCGGGAACGTGGCAGCGTCCGCATCCTCTGCGGTGCAGACCATCCCGATGATAGCGGTGGAAACGGTGGAGATAACGCGGGTGCCGTCATTGATTTCAACAACGCGCACACCGTGATGATAATCAGCCATGGTGTTTTTCCTGTGATTGGGGTGAGGTCAATCATCGCGTGTTGGGGACAATCAGGCACGGCGGGAGGGATGTTTGAACAATGGCACAACGCGGCTGCAGCACAGTCGGATTTGACTGTGTTACCAGGCGCTGGCCAGAACAGTCAGATATGACTGTGCTCGATACAAAAAAGCCCCTTTCGGGGCATGAATTACATGAATTACGCGGGGATTTCAGGCCAGGTAATATCCGGCGCGGCAGACAAATCCAGCCGGTTAAGGGCGACGCGGTATTTTTTCCAGGCGGTCAGGCTTGCCCGTTCCGCCTCCGTGGCATCGTCAATATCGATGGCATCCTGTAAAGGTGCGATAGCCGCGTTTGCCTTTGCCATCAGGGCGGACAAGGCCGTGACGGCTTCGGCCTTGCGTTCTTCAACCGTCGGCGGCGGAATATCCCCCCAGGCGGGCAGACCGTCAGTGCCCGCAACCCGCATTTTACCCTCTGGTGGCGGGAGGGTTTGATATTCACGGTAAACAACATCGCTGACCGCAATGCCATCATCCGGCCAGCTTCCGGCATCGTCGTACACGTCCCGCAACGCACGCGGATAAAAACCGTTGGTGAGCGGGCTGTAAACATAAAGACTTGAGGTGACTGCGCTGTAATAGTTGCTCATTATTTTCCCTTACCAGCCGGTGGCTTCCCAGTAACTGCCGCCGCTGTCCTGGCCGCAGGTGAAACCGATGTTATTAATAATTTGCGCCGTACCAAAGTTGTCGCTGAACGTCCCGCCGCCGCCATTGATGGCGGTCACCTGAATGTTGACGCAGGTGCTCGGGAAGGGAATGGGGAAATTCACCGTTGACCAGCCGCGGCTCCCTTTGTTGACGACGCCCCACTGCTTAATCATTCCTGTGTCACCGCATCGCCACCAGCCGCCGCCGAGATTGGCGGTGTTGGTATTGACCGGCTGCCGGTTATTGGGGCTGAAAACACGCTGCCCCATCTCATAAACCCCGCCACCTTCGGCGGAAATACTCCCCTGTGTCGCCAGGTCACCGGTGCCGGTAAATCTGACAAAGCCCGTTTGTACGGAATTCGCCTGATTAACGGTGCGGAAAAGAAAGCCACCCACGCCGCCGCCCCGGTTGTTTACAAAGTCGGATTCGCCCTGGCCGCCGCTTTCGTTCCAGCCTAAATAGGTCCCTTGCCCGTCGCCAGGGTGCGGGATGGTTATCGCACGGAGGTAATTCGCCGTGACGCGACCGTTCACATCACCGCCCACGCGGGGAAATGCGCCCACATTATCGGCATTCAGCCCGATATCCTGGGTGCCATCAAACGCCACACCGGCAATCTTTCGCGCCGTGGCTAATTTAGTTGCCGCTGCGGCTGTGCCGCCTGAAGGCAGTGCCCCCACGTTTGCCGCACTAAGGCTGATATCCTGCGTGCCATCAAACGCCACACCGGCAATCTTGCGGGCAGTGGCGAGTTTGGACGCCGCGACGGCCGTCCCGCCCGCCGGTAGTGCGCCGACGTCTGCCGGTGTCGGTTTGTTGGCCTGGCAGTAAATTTCATTCCAGTTAGTCCACGGGCCATCGACGCCGTTCCATGCCCCCGACGCGCCACGGGTAAACTGTCGTCCGTTGTTGTTAAAGGCAATCTGCTGCGTCGCATTCGGACCCCACGTCACGAAAATCACGCCGACAAAACCGTTCATCGGGTAGCCTTTATCCGTGGTCGCGGCGGCGGCACCGGGCACGCCGTAATGTCCGAACATGGCCGTGCCATGCAGCGCGTTGGGCGAGTCTGTCGCGGTTAGGTTCGTGCGGATTTTAAAGGCCGTCGCCACCTCATCCGCCAGCGCCTTTTCACTGGCGGCGCTTTGCGCAGCCGTCCATGCCCCCACGTCGGCGGCGGTGGGTTTGTTATTCGCGCTGTACGTGGGCACCCACTCTTTCCAGGGACCATCGACGCCGTTCCAGTCAGCGGACAATCCGCGATTCCAGATATTGCCGGTGAACGTGACGTACATCTGCTGACAGCCGTAGGCGCTTGGCGTGACGTACAGCGTGCCTGCGATGCCTTGCGGATAGTGCAACGCCGCCGTGGCGTTGGCATTTTTAGGCTGCGCGTACAGGGCGGCACTTCCGGCTCCGCTGGCAAAGCCCAGGGTATTAATATCCGTGGTTGTCAGGATGGCCGACGGCACCGTGACGGAATTCACCGCGCTGACCTGCACCCAGTCACGCCAGGGTCCATCTGTGCCATTCCAGGACGCATTCAGCGCCCGCGTCCACACCATGCCGGTGTTTTGCACGGTGTAACGCTGCAGCACGCCGCCCGTCCAGGACGCGGGGATCACCTCCAGCACGCCTGCGGCTTGTGCGCCTGGCGGGTAGCCATTGGCGACGGTGGCATTCGCGCCGGTGCTCTGCACGTAAACCCCGATGTTTGCCAGATTAAACGTATTGATATTCGCGGTACCGAGTACGGCGGACGCGACAGGCAGCGCCCCCACGTCCGCTGCCGTCAGGGTAATGTCAGCGCTCAGCGCTTTATTGTTCACCTTGCGGGTGGACGGTACGCGGGTGTTGGCATTGTCGTTGGCGGCCTTGACCGCTTTGGGCGTGGCGGCCAGCGCTTCGCTGGTACTGCTGACCGCGCTGCTGAGCTGGACAAACCCTTTTGCCGTCAGCGTAGCGTCGGGATGGTTGCGGGATTTTTCATGTGCGGCCAGCAGGTCATTCACATACTGCTCGGTGGCCATAATCACCGAGTCGTCAATCAGCAGGCTGATGGCCTCGGTATTGCTGACGGCAATCACCATCCGCAAAGTCTGCGTGCGGCCTGAACCTTCCGCCAGGGTCGGTTTGTAGGTATCCGCCATGTTGCAGACGGCAATCAGCGTGCCGTCGTCAGCCAACAGACCCATTTCACGCATCCAGAAGCCGCCGACGCTCGCAGAAATCACCGCCTCGGCAATCACCCAGTTACCATGAGTCGGGTCGGGCTTTAAGGAATTGAGCGGCGTGCGGTACACCTCTTTAACCAGCTTGGTCTGCGTAGCGACGGGCGTGGTCGCCTTGCCGTTGCCGTCACCGACGGCAAGCTGCGTAATGTTGATGTCAGTCCCCGCCGCAATGGCGGCCGCAATGCGCGACTGCCCGAGCGTGGTGACAACGGATTTAAATGTGCTCATAGCATCCTCTTATGCGGGGTAAACGGTCAGCAGTTCGCCCAGGTAGTGCGCCGCGCCGGTGTAAACGTCGCCTTTAATATCCTGGGTGATAGTCAGGCCAATCAGATGGCGGCTGGCCGGTTTGGCGTCGGCAATCAGCCGCTCCATCTCCAAATACATGTCTTCGGTGATGCCGGTTTCTAGCACGCCGATATCCAGGCGAAACGTGCCGGGTTCGTCATTCGTCTCCCACCACTCGGTCACGTTAATCAGGTAGCCGAGCGGCTCCACTACGCGCCGGATGGCACCAATGGTTCCTTTATGGCAGTGAATGAACCACGCGGACTGAATGACGCGGCGCTTGGTATAGAGCGGCCAGTTTTCATCCCAGCGGTCAACCGACAGCGCCCACGCCAGGTAAGGCAAAAACCTGGCCGGACAGGTCAGCGGATCCCAAAGCTGCCGCAGCGGCACCGGCACGTTTTCAAGCGCGGCGCAGGCCTCGGCGGCGGCAACTTCCAGCGCCGAGGAACCGACGGGCAGCAGGCGATCACTCATCGTAACCGCCCACTTTCAGGGTGTACGCGGTGCAGAATGACGCCTGCGTTTTATCCAGCTCGATGTCAGCGGCGGGGCTTTTCAGCTCCACCCGCTGCACGCCTTCAACGTGCAGCGCGGCATATATGGCGGACAGCCGGATGTCGCGGCCTAAGCGATGTTGTGCGGTGGTGTAAGCAATCAGTTTTGCCTCGGCGGCTTCGCGGATAGGTTCGGCTTCGGGACCCGGAAACAGGTACAGCACGGCGTCGATGGTGTAATTCACCACCGTAGCCGACTGGACGGTCACGCGGTCAGCTACGGGGCGCACGTTCTCGTCATTAAGCGCGGCCTGAACCACCGCCAGCAGGTCAGCGGGGGCGGTGCCGTTGCCGGTCTGTGCCAGCACGGAAATCGTCACGCAGGCAGGCGACGGACTGATGACCGAAATATCCGCCACCCGCCCGTCAGCCGAGCGCCCGTGATACTCATAGGAACCCACCGGACCGGCGACGCTCAGCCCTTCAAACGCCTGCTGCGCCCGGATACGCAAATCCGCATCGCTTTCCATCACTGCCGCCACGGCGGGCACGCTGACCGTATCCGCAGGCGTGATGGTCAGGCGCTCCACGCTGAACGTGGCGGCGATGTTGTCCAGGTCTGTGCCGGTGGCATAGGCCAGCATCACCGCCTGCGCCGCCTCGTTGACCCGCTGACGCAGGATCACTTCGCGGTAGGCGTTCTCCTCCAGCAGCTTCACCATCGGCTCAGACTCCAGCGTCAGCGTGCGGGCGATGGCGGCCTGCTGGTCCTCGGGATACAAGGAGACCAGCGTGGCTTTGCGCTCCGCCAGCAGGATTTCGTAATCCAGCACCTCCACCACGTCGGGGGCGGGTAACTGGCTGAGATCAATCGTTGCCATAATTCAGCTCACGGGTAGGGTTAAGGAAATGGCGGCGGACGTGTCTTTGCGGGTGCCGGTAATATCCACCACCATTTTTCCGTCGAACGTCGTTTCAAAGGTGATGCCGGTCAGGCTGACGCGTGGCTCCCACTTGAGGATCGCGCTGTAGCAGGCCGCCATGATTTGCAGGCGCAGCGCCGCATTCTGCGGGCGGTCAGTCAGCATCGATAGCAGTGAACCATAGTCACGGCGCATGACGCGGGAACCGACGGGCGTGCGCAGAATGTCGCTGACCGACTGCTGAATGTGCGCCAGGTCTTCGACGCTGCGCCCCGTGTCGCGAGCCAGACCGATGTATTTCGCGTTAGTCATTTTTGAACAATAAATAGAGGCCAATACCACCCACCAACCACCAGCCAGGCGTCCCGTTTGCCAGCATGACGCCCACTGTCGTTGCTGCGAAAACTGACAGAAAAACGCTTAAATTCTTACTCATACAATCCTCTTTATGTTGTCGGTGTACCGGAACTGCCGCCGCCCGTCTGGACGCCGCCGTGTTTATGGGTATGCACAACCACGCCGTTTGACGTAAGGCTGCCGCCGGAATGGGTGAGGTTGCCGGTTAGGGTGCCGCCCTGTTTCACCTCCAGGCTGCCCGTGGTGAGCTTCTTGGTGCAGACCACTTCCGGCGTGTCGAGCGTGATGCGCGTTTTCGCCGTGCAGGTGATATCCGGTGCAGTCACAGCGACTTTTTCCGACGCGTTTACCGTGGCGGACTTGATACCGGTTGCCAGCAGTGCGCCGGTTTTGGGTTCGTACTCGATCACCGCGCCGTCAGGAAACGTGACGTGCACGGCATCCGCCGAGGCAGACGGGGCGGGGAATTCATCAGAGAAAACGCCTGGCATCACAAAGGCGGTATCCAGCTCACCGCCCAGGCAAAACAATAAAACCTGCTCACCGGCGGACGGTGCCCACCAGGAACGTGAGCGCCCTGCGCGGGAGGTCAGCCAGTGCAGCCAGTCGGTGACGTTACCGCCAGTGTTCACGCGACAGGTAGCCGCAACTAAATCCACCTCGGCAACGGTGCCAATGCGGATCAGATTACGCAGCAGACGCGGAATATCGTTGTTTGGGATGGATGTATTCATGGATAAAAGAATGCCGCCCTGTCAGGCGGCATACAATTTGAGGCGGGTTGATGGCGGGTGGCACAACGTAGGGATCACTGACTGAGGAGTATTAGTCAAACTTGAGCTGACACATCTAGTAGGTAGAACATCATCAAATCTGACAGCCTGGTTTGAGCGATCAGCAGAAGTTCGTAATAGAGTCGCCATGGATGTAGCTAGCAATGCCATGCGTCAATCAATAGGGAATAGTCCAGATATCTTTGACACTTCGTCTAACTCACTTATCTGCTACAAGGTACTCAGAAAATGTGAACAAAGTCGCCATGCAATTAGTCGTTGGAAAAGTGTTTTAACCAATTGAATTTATTGTTACATTAACTTCTAAGGCTGTTGGATTCTAAGGTGGCCTCTATTCATTCTTAGTTATACTTCATTAGTTTGTAGACAAAAAAATCATACTTTGAAGCACGTATGCTCAATTGCACTTTTCGTTAATTTCTACACATAGTATCAGACAGTTAAAAAAGGAATAATCATGGATACAGATCTCCAGTGGTTGCTAAGTCAAAGCGAATCCCCCATTTTAGAATTTAAACAAGAGTGGTACTGGAACGACACGACAGAAAAAGAAGAAATGAATGTAAAATGGGGCGAGTTTCTAAAGGACTTAGTTTCTTTATTTAACAGTTACTTAGGATATGCTGGAAAGCCTCGATATTTGGTATTTGGCTATTCTGAAACTGAAAACAAACCATATAATATTGATACAGCTAGTATTAAGCAGCTTTCGAATTTAATAGAGTTTAAGAAAGATCTTTTACGCCGCTTAGAGGCATTAATAACCCCAAGCCATCTCCATCTCTCAATAGAGCAAGTTGAGTATCATGGCAATAAGTTAATAATTTTTGAAATTACGCCTCCAGCTTACTTAATAGAATTAAAACGAGAATTGCAAACAAAAACCAAATCATTAGATTCTGGCTCTGTGCTTCTTCGTAAAGGCCAGAAAACAGATGAAGTAAGAACAGCCTCACCTTCAGAAATTGAAAAAATCAAAATAGAATTAAACGAATTTAGATCAAGTGCTGATTATAATAAATTTTACACGGAAAATGAAAGTCCAATATCAAAAGATAAAAGTATTGAGAAAACCATTCAATCATACATGGATAAGAATACAAGTTATTCTTTGGCTGAAGGCTTTCCAATAAAAACAAAATCATGGAAAGAAAATGTTATATATGAGATTTATAGGCTAATTGATGAATTTTCTGGAGTGAAAGAGTTTATATATATACACGAAAATGCAAATCAAGGAAAAACACTAGCAGATATAAAAAATAAAAGTCATTTAATTAATCAAGAAAGTGCAATTATTCTAATAGAAAGGCCTAATATAAAAGACATTGATAAAAGGAAAGAAAATCTTAAGCGCCTGTTTACCACACAGTATGTTTACTTTATTGATGAATTTGGATATGAGTTTTTATATAAGGATTGCATCCTTCCATATGAGAAGTTTGATCAGTCTGATTTCGTGGACAGTTTTTATAAAAATGAACAAGACCAAAATATTTCAGCATTAGAGCGAGTCAAGCAATGGTTCGATTCTGAAAATGAACCTCTTTTTGTTATAAGCGGGCATGGTGGTATAGGTAAAACAACAATCGCAAAACAATTTCTTGACTATGTCTACGAAACACATAGGAGTGGCGTTTTATTCATTGATTCTAAAGAAATTATAAATGAATTATCGAGGAAGTTTAGTTCAAAGAACAAAATATGTGATGTGTATGATTTCTATAATGCATTGATGGATTCTGATGATGGAGAAGACTCAAGATTCAACAGAGAATTGCTCAAACTTTCAATCGATAACGGAAGTTTAATAATTGCATTAGATGGTGTAGACGAAGTAATTGCGAAGCTGGGTGATAAATTTGATGTGGAAAAATTTATCACTTCTATTTTTGATGAATATACATCAGAGCTAAATAAAACTAAAATTTTAATTACTTGCCGCGACCACTTCTGGAATGATGTTCGCCGAACTTTAATCATCCCTGAGATCAAAATAAGTCCTTTCAATGAGCAATTAGTTTTGGACTTCTATACAAAAAAATTAAATAATGACCAGAAGAAAATAACCAAAGCTCTAGAAATCGCTGAAGAATTCGCAATTGAACATAATGAACATAATGAAAATACAAAAAAATACATCCCATTCCTAGTTGATATCATTGCTCGAATTGTAAAGTCACCTACATTTTCAGGATTGAATCAAATAGAAAAAAAGAGTGAGTATCTTTCAAATGTTCACAATGTTGACATTCTAATATCTCTGATATGTGAGCGAGAAATTGTCAAGCTGGGTACATTTTCAGTAGACAAACAAATGTTATTTTTTATGAAAATGGCTTCTGAGAAAGAAAATGGAATTTCTATTTATGATGTTAAGAATGTTTTATCAGAAATTAATGTTGATAACAATGACTCGATTATTGAAAATTTCAAAGGTCACCCTTTAATAGAGTTTCATGGTAATAAGTTTAACTTTAGGTACGATGTTTTTGGTATTTACTTTAAATCTCTACTTATCGTAAATTACTTTAAAAAATTAGATGTCTCCTCCCTTGATGAAAGAACTATTGATACCATCTCTGGCTATTTGAAGTATGATAGTAGTTTTACTCGTTCAGTCTCGGAAAAATTAGTATTCTCTGATAATTTGATAATATTTCTATTGGAGAACATTGAAGCCATAAAAACAACAAGCTCGGCTAGCATTGAATTATTCATATCATCCTTAGTTATACTTACGCTTGACATAATACATCTTGATCCAGCATACCAATTCAACACTGAAACAAAAACAGAAATAATAGAGAAGCTTTTCTCAGATTCAGAAGATGTTATTGATGGTTTATGTCTTATAGATGTTTTTGGTAACTCAAGTGCCAAAGCTATATTTGATTTTAGAAATAAAAAACTTATAAACTGTCATTTTAACAATTATCAGTACTTTTGGGAGTGTATAATGAACGTAGACACTCGTTTTGAAAAATCGACATTTAAAGATATTGACCCAAGGGATGGGGTAAACTACACCTTCTATGATAATATGTTTTCAAATGATTGCGACCTAGATTTGATTAAACATTTGATTTCAGAAAAAAAACAAGAAGCCCAAAGCTCTCTTGATTCGATTCGCACAGATGTTTTGAAAGCATTTAAAATTTTTTATAAAAGAGGTAATTTTTACCCTCGAAAACAAGAAGAGGTTCGCAAAAAATTATCCACTATAACCATTCTCTCATACATGATAGATAACAATGTTATAGTTAAATTTAAAGACCCAAAAAAACCAACAATGCAACAATATAACATAGCAGCGAAATATAAAACAGTAATTGATTTTATTGAACAAGGCATTCCTTCAGAGGAGTTATCGAACTTAGTCAGTGATATTCAACTGAGTTGTTGATTATGTAACCCGAGCTATGCTCGGGTTAAGAGTTTCAATATTATTTAATTAAGAATCAACTATCGGAAACCGAACCTAAAGTATAGTTTCCCCTTCACATTCTTTCAATTTTCATCTCGATACTAAATGGATGGCCTTGAATGCCATCCATAACCGTGAGGTTTTTTATAATTTAATAGCTTCTATTTTACATGCGTGCATTGCGAATAAAATATGCTTTTGCACTCTAGAGTGCAGCTAATAAAAATTAGTTTTTTTTATTTTTTACATCACTAATGACAGCCTAGTGCATATTTAGCAACGTCTGCTCTTGGCACAGAGCTGCCTGTCAGATTAGGTTTGGCTCTGTGCCGCAGTTATGTCAGGTGAAGTCTGAGCTAATAAGTATTAGCAATTCATCTTCCACAAACTTCATATCCTCCGCGTCCAGTCCTAACAGCGGGCGCGCCGGATACTGCATTTCTTTTGCACGGACGGAAGGACGATCCCGCAGCCCGTACTGATGCACTTTTGCCATCCGTTGCACCTGTCCGGTGAATTCCACCACCGCGTCGTCAGCGGTACCTTTGGCCTTCATGTATTTTGCCGTGCGCAGTTTGGCGAACATTTCCCGCTTAATGCGGCCTTTCTTTGCCCGTAAAAGCTGCGGACGTCGCGGTGTGAACGGCTGCCCCTCCGGCGTGACCTGCTGTTTAATGCGCTGCTGCTGATGTTTGCGCAGACGCTTCGCAATGGTCGCCGCCATCGCCTTCCGGCTTTGTGGCGACAGTGCCTCAATCAGCCCCGCCAGGCGGGTATCAAACGCTGACAACTCACTCATGCCACTGACTCACTAACTCGCCGTGCAGGTACAGTTCATGCGGCCTTTCCACCGGCGCTGGCAACGGCGGTTCCGGAAAATGCTCCACATACAGACCGGCATCAATCTGTTTCACGATCACGCGCTCGGTGAGCTGCACATCAATCGCGATATCGTAGGAGCCATCATCCAGCATATCGGCCTTAAATTTAAAGCCCGTCTGCTGCTTTTCCGGCGTCGCCATGATGTCCGGCTGGTTCTCACGCAGCCACGCCAGGATCGGGACAATAATCAGATCGCAGTCCTGAGCAAAGTTGGTGATAAGCAGCTCCGTCTTATATTGATACTCAAACGACAGCGAGCTGGCCAACGTGGAAACGATACGCCCGTTATCCACAAACATCCGCAGGGTGTCGGGGCTGGTTTGCAGCACCGGCACGGCATCAGTTAAGGCTTTTCGCAACTGTGCGGGTTTTAACACGGTGTTCCTCCTGACATTGTTTGACCGCTTCCACCTGGAGGCCGCAGGCGGTCAGCGCGGCCTCCAGGTTTCTGACATCGGCGCTTAAATCGCCGTTAGTGACCGGTGCGCTTGCTGGTATCGGGCAGCTCGTGACCGCCGGACAGCCAACGTAAATAATCTGCGGCGCTGGCAAAGGCGGGACGCGCGTGCATCCGGCCAATGCCGTCAGGCAGACGAGCGCTGTACCAGTCGCGCATTTCCTGATTTTCATTAAGTAACCTTTGAATTGTGTATTCACGGACGCGTGCCTGCTCACCCGCCTGTGAGAGCTGGGTACGCAGGTTTTGTTCCTGGCGTTCCCGCGTTACGGCTTCATCGTTCAGGCGATTAATGGCGTTGTCGCGGCTTTCAATACCGGCGGACAGCGTGCCGATAATGCGCTGTGCCTGGTCGGCTTCATCATGCAGGCCACCGATACGCCAGGTTTGCAGCCCCGCCAGCGCGCAGGCTGCCAGCAGTAATAAAATTAAAATACGCATCAGACTCCCCGCAGGCAGTAGGCCAGCTCATTCGTGCGGCGGCGTTCCAAACCTGCTACGCGGACACCGTTCACAAACACCCAGCGCGGCAACTGCTCGCAGGCGTCCCGCCATTTCCCTTTGTTGATGAAAAACGCCAGCGTGGATTTGCAGGCCGCCGTCACGCCGACGTTAAACGCAAAGGACACCACGGCGTCGTACACCGGCTGCGGCATGGCAACCGGCATACAGCGCGCAATGCCTTTCTCCACCCGCATCACGTCTTCCACCAGATTCACGGCGGCCTGACGTTCGCTGATTTGGGTCTGCGGCCTCACGCCTGCGGTGTGCCCAATGCCGTTTGTCCAGACGCCCGCGCTGCACTGATAGGCGGACAGGCGGCAGCCTTCAAAATCGGCAATCAGTGCCAGACCGGCGGCGGACGTTTTCAACGTCGGCGTTTGCGGCAGCAGCGCGGCAATCGCCAGAACGGCGGCGACGGCGCAGCGTCTAACGATTGATGGCTGCATTAATGTCCCCCCTGACGCCCATGGTTTTCAGCAGGCGGTACGTTTTGCGCCGGTAGTACCAGTTCACAAGGAAGGTGGCGACGCCGACGCCTGCCCCCACCAGAAAGGCGATATCCTGCGGTGACATTGCGCCGAGCCAGGCAAGAAAGGCCGCGACGCAGTAACAGATAAACGAGGTGATGCGCTCCATGGTCATCAGTCCCAAAGTGAGACGGTTTCACTGACTGCGGCCTGAGTAATATCCGGCAGTTCCACCGCGTAGCCATGGGGCAAAATTGCCCCCTGCGCGGCTAAACCAACGTTAGCCGCGTAAACCTGCTCCATCACCGACTCGGTGCGCCCGTAGTACCGCCAGCAGAGTGAATCCACGGTGTCGCCTTGTTCGGCATAGACTTTCATCAGAGCAGCCCGATTACACAGTGCGACACGCCAGCGACATCGCTGATCGCATTGCGGCCATCACGCCACAGTTCATCAACCGTGCTTTCGACAATCTCTGCCTTTTTACTGCCGGCGTCGGTGGTATCACTGTTCGGATATCGTTCCGCCAGAATGGCCGCCGTAATGGAGGAAACCGCCCGCAGGTAGGCACAGACTTTGATACTTTCGTCATCAATCTGGTCTGCTGGTACATCAGCGAGGGTTTTGTATCCCTGAGCCAGCTGTGCTACGCGGTAGCTGTAAAGCTCAGCGTTAACTTCGGTCAGCGCGAACTTAATGACGGCTCGCAGACGTTTGGCGGTGACCGTTCCTTCCAGGCGCAGCGTGTCGCGTAACTCCAACGGACAGATATCCGGCCAGAAGTGCGTGTTTTTGATCGCAGGTTCCGTCGCGGCGTCCGGCTTTGGTGCAGGTACAACAAGAGACATAGTGACCTCTGAATAGGGGACGGTGGTCGCCAGCGTTGAACGAGGTCACAGACCTGTCGCGGCTGGCGTGCCGTCCGGCGCGGGGCGCGTTCTGTTTAGCTGTTGGCCGCCTTTTTGATGGCTGACTCCAACCGCTCAATATCCTTTTTAACGCCGCAGTTGCTGTTCAGCTGGAAGGCGCGTTTCAGATGTTGCAGGGCGAGCGGCAATTTCTCCGCGTCGCGATACAGGTAACCGGTAATTTTGTGCAGCTTGGCGCGTACCTGATCCGGCATGTCCAGGCTTTCCGTCAGTTCCATCGTGGTCATGAGTACATCGAGACTGACCGGCTCACCGGCAGCATGAGCGCGGGTGCTCATGTCGGCGATTTCCTCCGCCAGTGCATAACCGGCAGGGCGTTTGCCGAACGGCATCGCCAGCTTGTAATGCAGCGCGTAGCGGGCGATTTCCAGCGCACCGGCGTAGTCACCGACATCAATACGCCAGATCATGATGGTCATCAGGATGGCGTCCTGAGCGCCTTTCCCCTCGGCGAGAACGCCCGCCACCCACGGCGCATATTCGGGCAGCATTTTGCATTTGAGTTCTGCCTTTTTCTCAGCGGAATAGGCTTTCTTCAGGGCTTTCTGGTCAGCATTAAGCTTTTGCAGCAGCAGTTCATAGCCGGTGGCATGACGCAGCAGTCTGGTATCCTGCTGCGCGGCTTCGATAGCTGACTGCCGCAACAAGTGACGTCGGGCAGGGCTGGTCATGACTTACTCCTGAGCTGCCGGTGCGGTGGTCCCGGATGCCGTTTTGATGGCATCAACGATCGCCGAGGTGAATTTGCTGAGTTCGGCCTTTTCAGCGGCGTCGTCTTCTCCGGCGGTCACTTCGATGTTCTCGATCAGACAGCCGCAGCCGTAATCTTCCACCACGTAATCCTCGTTAATGGATTCGTAGTTTTCGATGCGGTCACGTTTTGGTACTTCCTCAACATGGCGGCGATGTGTGCCGTCCTGCCAGTAAATGGACAGGTTATCCAGGCGGGTGATCAGCATGGCATTGGCAGGGAAGCCGGGCACACGAACGGCGGGCAGATTGCCGATGCGTTTCTGGCTGACAATCAGGTCGGCGGCCATCGCCTCCGTGTTCGGCTGTTGTTTGTTGATCAGCGGGAAATACTTATCCGCGAGCAGCTTGCGGCCGCAGATCACCACCAGTTCGGTATCGTCCTGATAGATTGGGTCGATCAGTTCATTCACCGCGTCAAAGACCAGCGCGTCTAGGTTTTTGTACTCACCTTCGCCACCGACTTTCACCGCCTCATTGGTCACGGTGCCGTCTTCGGCGACAATCATGCCCATCACTTTAGTCGGGGCATTCAGGCGATATTTTTGCAGCCAGCCCACGCCGACATCCTGCAGCAGCGGATTCTGAACGCGGTTAGAAGTCGGTGCGCGGGAAACACCGTTAAAGCCGACCAGGATGCGATCCAGTGCCTGACGCTTAATAATGGCGTCACGCAAACGGGTCTGAAAATCGTTGTAGCGCGCCCACAAGTCCAGCTTGCTGTACATCCAGTGGAAGTCGTAGTTGGTTTTGGTGCAGTGATAGCCTTCCTGATCCAGCTTGGTGAAATCAGCGGTTTCACGCTCGTCACCCGCGTCAGTGTTGGTGGTACTGGCAATCGTGCCGGTGACGCCGACACCCACTTTCGCGCCCATCATTTCGTCTACCGGAATGATGTTGATGCGGGTCAGGAACTCTGAGGACTCCTGCAATCGGGTCATCAGCGTCTGGGTGACGGACGGCTCGACGTTAAATTTCTTGTCCAGCGTGCCGACGTCAACGTTGTTGAGTTTGGCGAGCTGGGAGAGGAACGCATTAAATTTAAAGCGCGTTTCTTTTTTCATGAGGTGTTTCCTGAGAATGAGTTAAAGGTGTCGGATCAGCAGTCGGTGACCGTCTCGTCCACGCCTGCGCCGCCGGTGGCTTGCGGACGCTGGCCGAACTTCTGCGCCGGTGTCTGCGTTAGCGTGTTCTTCAGTGCGGCAAATGCTTCATGATCCGCAGCGGTGGCTTTCTCCAGCGTATCGACGCGGCTCAGCAGGTCAGTCAGGCTGGTTTCATGCTTATCCAGTCCGGTCTGAGCGTATTGAGCGACCTCGCTGACGGCTTCGTGAACATCGGCCTGGCGGGCATCGTCGGACGCCTGCTTACGTGAAAGCTTTTGTTTCACCAGGGCGAAAAGAGAAGGGGCAGTTTCCGGCGCGTCTTCGAACTCAATCAGTGCTTCGGTGGCGACGGTGAAGAGGCTGTCCGGATCGGTTTTACGACCGGCCAGCGGGTTCTGTTTTGCTGTACGGCTGAACTCCAGCATTTCAGTGCCGAGGCTTGCGGGGTCATCGGTGACGGCCAGACCGACCAGGTAGGATTTATTGGAATTCGCGAAATTGCGTTTGATCTCCATCGAGGTGTAAACCTTCTGCCCGTCGCCGACCATCTGCGTTAAATCCGCGGTCGGGCTGATCATTGCGTACAGTGCCCATTTGTCATGCAGCAGCGGTTCAGCCACATCATCAATTTGTTCGGCTTTCAGCTGGATCACGTCGCCATAGCGGCGGAAATCGCTGGTCGGCAATACGCCTTTGATGTGCTCCAGATTGACGCGGGCACCATAGGCTTTCGCGCTGTATGTCTCCGCCATTTGTTTGATGTCATTAGCATCAATTTCGCGGCCGTCGCAGGTGTCGCCTTCGACGCCGATGCGAAACCATTTAGATACTTTCTTTGTCATGTGACTGACTCCCGTAATGAGTGTTGAGAACGGGAGTTAGTTTCCAGACAGTTACCGCAGGCCGCCAGCCGATGCGGGTTGTTGCCCGATGGCACAACGCGGGCAGCGCGAAAAACGGCTGTCTGGCCGGTAACGTGGCGGCATGAATATTTCAAACTCCACCATCATCAGCGACCCGCGCCGACAGGCGGCACTGCTTTACTGGCAGGGTTTTTCTGTGCGGCAAATCGCGGAGATGCTGAGCCAAAAAACGCCGACCGTGCAGAGCTGGAAAACTCGCGATCAGTGGGAGGCCATTGCGCCCATTTCTCGCGTGGAAACCAGCATGGAAGCGCGGCTGATCCAGCTCGTCATGAAAGATGTAAAGGAGGGGAAGGACTACAAAGAGATCGACCTGTTAGGCCGACAGATTGAACGCCTGGCAAGGGTAAACCGTTACAACCACACCGGCAGCGAGGCTGATTTAAATCCGAATGTCGCGAACCGCAACAAGGGAGAACGCAAGGCACCCGAAAAGAATGTTTTCAGCGATGAGGCCATTGAGAAACTTGGCGACATTTTCATTGAAACGTCGTTTGAGTATCAGCGCGGATGGCATCAGGCCGGACTTCAGCACCGTATCCGTAACATCCTAAAGTCCCGCCAGATTGGTGCAACCTTCTACTTTGCCCGGGAAGCTTTGATTGACGCGCTGACCACCGGCCGTAATCAGATTTTCCTGTCAGCCAGTAAGGCGCAGGCGCACGTCTTTAAAAACTACATCATCGACTTTGCGAGGCAGGTGGACGTCGATTTAAAAGGCGACCCGATAGTATTGCCTAACGGCGCACGGTTGATCTTCCTCGGAACCAACGTCCGAACTGCGCAGAGCTACACCGGCAATCTTTACCTGGATGAATACTTCTGGATCCCCAAGTTTCAGGAGCTGCGCAAAGTGGCTTCCGGTATGTCGCTGCATAAGAAGTGGCGAAGCACCTATTTTTCCACGCCGTCGAGCCTGGCACACAGCGCCTACCCGTTTTGGTCGGGTGAACTGTTCAATAAAGGCCGTCGCAATAAAGCCGACAGGATTGACCTGGATTTGACCCACGCTCACCTGTCGAAAGGCGTGTTGTGCGATGACGGCCAGTGGCGGCAGATTGTAACGGTGGAAGATGCGCTGTCAGGCGGGTGTAACCTGTTCGACCTGGAACAGCTGAAACTGGAATACAGCCCCGCCGAATATGAAAACCTGCTGATGTGCGAGTTCGTGGACGATCAGGCGTCGGTGTTCCCGTTCGCCGAGTTGCAGGGATGCATGGTGGACAGCCTGGACGAGTGGGAAGACTTCGACCCGTACCTGAAACGACCGTTTGCCTATCGTCCCGTCTGGATCGGTTACGACCCGTCGCACACCGGCGACAGCGCAGGCTGCGCGGTAATTGCTCCGCCGGTAGTGTCTGGCGGCAAGTTCCGCGTGCTCGAACGTCACCAGTGGAAGGGCATGGACTTTGCCGCGCAGGCCAGAAGCATCGAGGAACTCACAAATCGTTATGCCGTTGAGTACATCGGTATCGATGCTACTGGCATCGGGCAGGGCGTATTCCAGCTTGTTCAGCAGTTCTTTCCGGCTGCGCGGGAGATCCGTTACAGCCCCGAAGTGAAAACCGCGCTGGTACTCAAAGCAAAAGACACCATCAGCTCCGGCCGCCTGGAATATGACACTGGCCATACCGACATCACAGCCTCGTTTATGGCGATCCGCAAAACGATGACCGCCAGCGGCAACCGTTCCACCTACGAAGCCAGCCGCAGTGAAGAGGCCAGCCACGCCGATGTGGCGTGGGCAATTATGCACGCCCTGCTAAACGAACCGCTGACCGCCGCCAATGGCGGACAAAGCCCGAACATTCTGGAGTTCTACTAAATGAGCAAGCGCAAATACCGTAAAAACACGCAGACCACGACCACTGAAAGCCAGCAGGGCGCAGAGGTATTTAGCTTCGGTGATCCGACGCCTGTTTTAGACCGCCGCGAGATTCTGGATTATATCGAGTGCACCGGCAATGGCCGCTGGTATGAGCCACCGGTCAGTTTCGACGGACTTGCCCGCAGCCTTCGCGCTGCAGTTCATCACAGCTCTCCGATTTACGTGAAGCGTAATATCCTCGCCTCGACATTTATCCCGCATCCGTTGCTGAGCCAGCAGGAGTTCAGCAAATTTGCGCTGGACTATCTGGTGTTCGGGAATGCGTACCTGGAACTGATCCGCAACCAGCTCGACGAACCGCTGCGCTTTGAGGCCGTGCCAGCTAAATATGTGCGTCGCGGAGTGGAAGAGGGGACGTACTGGTTTGTACAAGGCTGGAAAGAACCGCATCAGTTCGCACCAGGCAGCATCTTTCACCTGATTGAGCCGGACATTAACCAGGAGATTTATGGCCTGCCGGAATACCTCAGCGCGCTGAATTCTGCCTGGCTGAACGAGGCCGCCACACTGTTCCGCCGCAAGTATTACCAGAACGGCGCGCATGCGGGTTACATTCTGTATATGACCGACGCCGCGCAAAGCAGCAGTGATATTGATTCAATGCGTAAGGCTATGCGTGATACCAAAGGCCTGGGCAACTTCCGCAATCTCTTCATGTATGCGCCGAACGGCAAGAAGGATGGTATTCAGATTTTGCCGTTGAGTGAGGTTGCGACAAAAGATGATTTCTTCAATATCAAGAAATCCAGCCGTGATGACCTGCTGAGCGCGCATCGCGTTCCACCGCAGATGATGGGGATTATTCCTGATAATGCTGGCGGGTTTGGGGATGTGGAGAAGGCGGCGCAGGTGTTCGTGAGGAACGAGCTGACGCCGTTGCAGGAGAGGATAAGTGAAATCAATACTTGGTTAAGTATTAGGATGATTCAATTTCAGAGCTATATTTTTGAAAGAAATAAAATTAGCGATTGATGCCTACCGATGTAGGCATAATTTATCGTTTTAATTTGGTTTTAATTCTGTGACTGCAAAGAACATTATTATCAGTCATAGAACTATTTTAATAGACCGTCCATCAGCTACCTGTCTGCTTATAATCTATGCTTTTAGCGGACAGTTCTTCTGCAGTTTTCATGGCTTTGACCAATTGTTCCGATACCGCATGTATTACATTCATGCAGACAGAGTTTCCGAATTGCTTATAGATCTGCCCGTGAGAGACAGCGTCCACGATATATTCCTCGGGAAACCCTTGAAGTCGTGCACATTCTCTAGGAGTCAGTTTCCTCGGATTCTTGCCCTGTCGGGATTGGTCGATCAGAATCTCTGAACCGTCTTTATAGTAACGAGCGCTGATGGTATTTGTATATTCACTATTTTCGTCGAAAAGAGAATATCCAAAACCATTGCCTTTTTGTGCATGCCCAAGTTTACGTTTTTGGTGTCCAGCCCAGAGTTTATCGGAGATTGTGTATTTATCTTCTGATGCAGACAACTCACTTAAATCTTCCAAAATGTCGCCAACTTTCGTTGGTAGCATAGGTGGTTTTGGCCAATTGAATACATTGTCGAAATCGACCCCATCGAAATAATCTTTATCAAAGCCGATAATAAAAATACGCTCACGGTTTTGAGGTGCCCCGAAATCGCCGGCCCTAAGCACTTTATAATCAACCCAGTAGTTGAGTTTCATTGATAATGCCAGACGGGTGTCTTCGCTGATCGGGATATCACTAGGGATATCATGATCCCCCTTGCCTGTAAGGATATCCAAGATTGTTTTCAGTGTACGCCCTTTGTCATGACCTTGGAGCTGTTTGACGTTTTCGAGCATGAATGCTTTAGGACGTTTCGCAGCCAAGATTCGCTGAATTTCGAAGAACATTGTTCCCCTTGTATCATTGAATCCTTTTTTCAACCCTGCTTGAGAAAAGGCCTGGCAGGGAAATCCACCTAAGAGAACGTCATGGTCTGGAATATCTGAAGCTTTAATTTTTGTTATATCGCCATGCGGCATTTCGCCAAAATTGGTCAGATAGGTTTTTTGTGAAAACTTATCCCATTCGGAGGAAAAAACGCAGTGGCCGCCTTGCTGTTGGTAAGGGTAACGAATACCACCGATGCCAGCAAATAAATCAATAAATGTGAATTCAGACTCACTTGCAGGCTTTTGTCGTAAAGGGGCTTTATCCAAATACGAAACCATCTTTTTTTCAACCTCCAGAATTGCATTCCATTTTGCGGCAGAGGGGATATGCTCTTCTTCTTCCCAGCCTCGAACAGTTCTTTCACCTGTTGAGCTGAGCCCAAGCAGATTAGCAAATTCTGTACGGCCAAGGCCTAATCTTTCCCTCAAATTTTTGATATGCTGAGACATGTTTTGATTATTCATTTGGGTTGACCTTATCCGGTTTTTGTCCTGGTGAAATCCTATCACTGTACACTTGATCAGTCAACACGCCGAATGGCAAATGGAATGGAAAACCGGCTATACAGGAAAAACTATGTCACAAGCACAAATCCAGCAGTTACAAATTCAAAATAATCAATGGAATAATGCGTCTGGTTTTAAGGTAACGTTCCTCAATACTGGTTCTTTTTTCGAGATCGAAAATTCGTCAGGAAAAGTTCATGACGTATCATTCCAATGCATACTCCAGGCATTGAAAGACATCCGTGACAGTGATAAAGCCAAGCAATTTATTGTTTATTCTGTGCAAAATCCGTCACCCATTAGAAATATTCCAGCTGAGGATCAGCATACGTTTGATAGCATAGTAACGGCAGGTCCTGTTCAGTGTACTGAATGGAAATATTTCGAAAAAATGGTTCGAGTGCTCGCAGGGAGTGTATTTACATATCCCCGGGCAAAAGTTGTAGCGGGAGAACAATCTAAGCTCTTTTTTAATGTGGTTTCGAGAATCGTGCATATTGCAACGAGCCAACGCCCACAAAACCTTGATGAAGTTATTCCATTTAGTGACTCTGATATCCAGGCAGCAATTGCATTCCTTGAGCAAGTGATTTCTGACTTCACTATCTCTGTGCCTTCTGAGCTTGAAGTGGTTGAAAGAAAGAAAAATACCATCTATCTAGGCGCGCCTGGGACTGGTAAAAGTTACTCTATCGAACAAGTGACGAACGGAGCCATCAAAGTTCGTACCGTGTTCCATCCTGATATGCAATACAGTGATTTCGTAGGAAGCCTGAGGCCAAAAATGGCTAATAATGGCCCAACCCCAAGCATCAGCTACGAATTTCGCCCAGGTCCGTTCACGAATGCATATATTCAGGCAAAAAAAAATCCAAATCAGAGGGTCTTTCTTATTATTGAGGAAATTAATAGGGCGCCGGCAGCTGCAGTATTCGGCGACTTATTCCAGTTACTCGATCCTGATAGTACATATGAGATCGATATTGATCCTGACATGCTCGATTATATCAACGCGCACATACCCGCGCCGATAGTAAAACTATCCCTTCCTGCAAACCTGACGATGCTGGCAACCATGAATAGCAGCGACCAAGGTGTTAACTCACTTGACACTGCATTCAAGCGACGCTGGGCTATAAAGTATGTGCCAATTGACTATGAACAAGCTACACCCGGCACTTTACTTATTCCAGTCCATGGGACGACTTGTGCAATTGAATGGAAACATTTCGCAAAAGTAATCAATGAAAAACTAATGATACTCGGTGTTCCCGAAGACCGAATGCTTGGTCATCGTTTCGTTTCAGTAGGGGACTTGGTTGATGGACAATCAACACACGATACCCTTTGCTACAAGCTTTTTGTCTACTTATGGGAAGATGTGCTTCGTCATGGCAAACGTCATAATATCTTCGCAACTGAGAGCGGGGAGCACGTACTAAGTACTTTCGGACAACTGACCACTGCATTCTCATCAGGATTGCCCGTTTTTGAAGCTAGCGTAGAAGAGTCTTTAATAGCTGCTTCAATAATCCCAAATGCAGCTGGTGCATAGCAATGGATATTTTTCTTCATGAAGATAGATGTGCAGTTAATAATCTTCCCAACCATGTCCGCACTGCATTCGTTTCAAACAACCTGCTCCGGAGCGATCAGGATCGACTTGATTTTTGCGGTATGGTTATGCGGGAAAGTAGGGTTGATGTTTTTTTGCCGAGAAACTGTGGGCCGATTGCATGTAGCGAACAACAAAAAATCAGTGCTTCACTAATACATGCTATTCATAAGTATACTCTAAACAGGAATCGGTCTTCCTTTACTGACGGCGCATCTGAACAAATTGTGGGAGAATCGTTCCTCGGATTGGCATTTACTCTTCTAACTGATTATGTCGAGAATGGCGTTTATGTAAGACGTACTTCCGATATCCAAATAAACACAGGGAAGACGGACTGGAAACGTACCATTAACAGAATTCAGGGATATCCTTCAAGCGATTCACTGGTTTACTTGGATACTCTCGGACGTAAAAAAATCACACACTACAATGATGAGGTGACCCTTATCCATGCGGAAATTATACGCGAGTTAGACCGTCTCATTGGATGGATTTTTTTCGATAAAGATTTAAATATTCCATCGAAGCTTGCCGATATCAAACCACCTTCAGGAGACAGTAGCGCTCAGATTCGGATACTGGAAAGGGAGCTGGGGATTCTCTATGCCGACAGGGATATGAAGTTAATGAAGGACCTTATTGCTTATCTATTTAAGGCAAGCAACAACTCAGACGACAGTCTCGTAATAGGGATTAGCAAATTTCATTCGATGTGGGAGCATATGATTGATTCATGTATGAAGTGGAAATTTGACATCAATCATAGATTGGCTAAGCCTTGTTACATAATTAATGGCGAATACCAGATTGCTACGCAGAAAGGGGGCCGCACCGATACAGTACTCAGAAGTTCGGACGAAACAAAATTTGCTATTATTGATGCCAAATATTATGGGGCAGAAAATTTGGCTAACCTTCCAGGATGGCCTGATTTAATTAAGCAATTTTTCTATGCTCAAGCACTGAAAGATATTTTTCCGGAAGCCATAATATACAACTGGTTCATTTTCCCAGGTATCACAGGTACTGCCGAGTCTGCACATTTGATGGACCCCACTACAGGAGAATTACAAGACGAAAGATATATGCCAATTCAGTGCACTTATCTCGATCCGATGATTCTAGTCAGTCACTACAACTCGGGGAAAAAATTAGTGGAGCTTGCTGAAAAGCTTATTCATATCTGAAAAAAAATTGATTACAAAACTTCTTTGAATTAAATATTACGAATTATATGAAAATATTAATTTTTACTCTTTTCTGCTCCAACAAACTTCTGCCACAGTCACTTAAAGTGGCTGTGCGCGCAATGCTATCCCCGCCACGCCTGCCCGCTTTATAGGTCGCTTTTGATGCAGTTGCGTGATCCACTGTGATCCACGCCAGCACTGGTGTCGCGGGGAGAAAAGAGCAGGGCGATCACAATGCAAAATCATGCATTCACTGCATGCAGAGCTATCAAAGAGAGATCGCCCGCGTTCCTGGCTATTCTTCATCGTCGTAAACAGAGAACGGCACTGATTGCGTGTCTTCTTCATCCAGAACGCTGTCGGCCATATCAGAGATCATTTCCATCACCAATGCGTACTCGTCATTTCTGCACTGGCCTGACTGTGCGATGTCAGCCATAAGCCGGATTTTTATCAAAGCCATCTTTAGCTCATGAGAGGATTCCATTACTCACTCCAATGCACTGTTTATTTATACAGTATAATATTACCATTTCTTAACAAATTCCAATAAAAACTGAATGTTACTTTTTAACCAATAGCTTAGATGAATGCTTAAACAGTCCTAGTCGTCATAAAATTCCTGCCAGTCCATAAGAGGGGGATGATGGATCACAACATCACCAAAACTGATTTTGGCTCCCCGGGTTAATGCTTCCAGCTCCCATCTTTGAGCTTTGATATCGTTTTTAAGCAATTCCTGTTCAATCTGAGGCAATCGCGCCCGTTCTTCAGGCGTTAATCTTGCTGATGGAGCAACATCGCGCCCCTTTGTTGGGTCAAAACTTCGCTGCGCTTTGCTGACTCTCGGTGTTTCCTCCCGTATACGCGCCACAATCGCCCGCACGGCGGCTGTGTCTGTCCAGTCAATAACTCGCAGGTTGTCAGAATTAGACGCTGTAAGGTCGCTCCCAGCCTTGCTATCGCGCCTATTTGCGGCTTGTTTCTTTTCACCTAACCCACAGTTATTGACAGGACTCCGAGGCGCGCCGGAGGCGCTTTTTAAGGTCAAAACCTCAACGTCAACGGCGGAAGAAACGATGCGCCATTGAGTTGTACGGGTTTCATAAACACGGGAGTCGCCAAGGTGAGGCGCGAAAATGCCCACAACCTTTTTCACTTCTTCATCGTATGCGTTCAGCTCGTCAGCTACGCGGCGGGCTACGCGCACAGTCTGATCGTCGCGGGGCACATTTGCGCCGCCCTGGGCAGACATGTACGCCATAAAATCACCGGCATCAGCCGCAGCGCGGACAGCTTCCACTTCTTCGTCAAAGGTTTCAGTCAGACTGATGGAACGGATGCGGCGGCACTCACGGTATGAACCCATGGTAGGCAGGCCGATAGGATGAAACTGCGGTATACGCCAGGTAGCAGCCCAGGCAGTAACAGCAGCTGCGGAGTCAGTCAGCAACTCGCCGGTTTCGTGGTCGCGCTCGCCTTCAAGTGCATAACCGTCGATGTTTTTTGCGATGTATTTGGCAATATAGCCAGCCGCGCCGCCGCGATTCAGGTGCTTACAGTCAAAACGGTTTTTAGCTGCACCACGTTCGTCGCCGTCTTCTTTCATGGCGTATTTGCGCATGATATCGATCACCCGCTGACGCATGGCGGGTTTGGTGAATAACATCATGTGCCAGTGCGGCGTCGCGTCGTGATGGGGTTCGACAACGCGCATCCCGTAAACAGACAGGCCGCTATCCTTGAACGCAGTGCGCATTTTGCTCCAGATCCCGCACAGATAACGCTGCCCATCTTTTGGGGTATAGGCTTCTTTGTCCCAGGCGTGATTTCGCTGTACGCGCTTTTTATCACCCTTGCCAACCATACGGGTCGGGTGATATTTGGAAGGCGTGGTGATAGTCAGGAACATCCCGACGTCGCCATTTGCAGCGGCATATTTTTCGGTGCCGGCGATCGTGCTCATTAATTCCATTCGACGGATTTCAGGGTTAGAAATACTCGCCATCACTTTGTCGATCAGACTGAAACGTTCGCCGGTTTCGATGTTCTCCAGATCGCAGCTTTTCAGGTAGTCGAGATTCGACAGACGGCGCGCACGCACTTCACGGATAGCCTGCTTACTGGCATACGGGGAAGCATCACGGTTCACTTTGCCGATGGCGATCAGCAAGGATTCACGCCAGCGGGTGCGCTGACCTTTCAACTGACTTAACCACCAATCCGGATTAACCAGACGTGACATGGCAGCGATAGCGGAAACGGCATCCAGTTTATCTTTGCAAAATTTTGCCCAATACATCGGCGTGATATTGAAAGCCTGTGCCATACCGGCGATTTCGCGGTATAGCTCGCACTGGGTATCACGCTCAAAAAGAATCGAATTATCCCCGTTGTATTGAGTAAGCAACTGATCGCAACGTTCTTCATAGATTTCTTTCAATTGTCCGGCGATGTCCTGAGCGAACCGGCGCAGCGGTTTATCGCTCATGCTCGGCAGGCTGTGATAGGTATCTGCCTCAGACATGAATTTCATGGAGGCTTTAATATTCATTGCGTGAGCGGCATTGACCGCTTCAACGCGGGGAAGAATGCTGCGGCCAAGGGTATAAATCAGGTATTTATTGGCAGCGTGAATGCCCTGCGTTTTCAGCAGATACGCATGGCGACCTGTGAAAATTTCCCGCAGGTCGGTAGAGAGGTTTTTTACTCTGATTAAAACAGCTTGCCCCTGATCGTATTCATCACGGGTAAGCGGTCTTTCAAGGCCAGAAACGGCCTGGCGTGGTTTGTTCCAGGGAAACGCCCAGACTTCGGGCGTTTCAATCTGCGGAGTGAAGCGGCTGGTCTGCATTACATACCGTCTTTGATATCAATGACCAGATAGCCAGCGTTAACACCGGCCAGGATGAGTAATGCCACTGAGAAAACGATCACTTGTTTCCTCTGTAATGTCTGGAGTTCAACTCAGCGAGTTCCTTGCAATACACACAAAGCTCAACGCCAGGGAGAGCAGCCCGGCGTTCTTCGGGGATTGGACGGTTACACTCAAGGCAAAACATTGCGGAAATGCCCGCAACAGTTGCGCGGGCGGCTTGGATTTGGGCGGAAAGAATGAGGTCTGCGCGTTCCTGAGCGGTGTCGATCACATCAGCCATTGTTACGCCTCCGCTTCACTTTGGATTCGGTTAGCTTCAATGCGGAGTGCTTCTGCAGCTTCAATCCCAGTCATTTCACGTTTGAGGATAAAACTGGCAATAGCTTCCAGGCGGCCAGCAAATACCACCGCTCGATTGGCGCGTTCTTCATTACGAGCAGTGTCGAGCATCAACGGCAAATCAAGAACTGATGTGTAATCGCGTTCTGGTGAAGCTAAATCAATGCCCATAACTGGCAAACCAACAATATTCTGACGGGTGTTATCAATCATATTTTTCATGCAGAACTCCTTTTTTGGGCAAACGAATGCCCGGCGGGTTGACGCCAGTTAATTTGAATTCGGGTTAGTGTTTAATATTTATCTTGCAGTCATCATCACTGATAAATTTGGGCAGTGATTCAGTTAAACCAAGCAAAGAATTTAGCGCCGCAACTACTTGGTGCCTTTCCGTCGGCGTTAATTCAGCAAACTTCATCTCAAGATGGCGGCGAGATAAGCCAGCATGAAAACAGATTGTTCTACGCATGTGCAGCGGCTGAGTATCAAATGTTTCCTGCGCTACGTTCTTTCTGAATTCAAACATCTCTTTAATTCTGGAAAGATGTTTTTTGCCTATTTGAATATGTTCTTCATTTACTAAAGACATAATCACCTCAACTAAACAGACGCTTTAAAAGCGGTTTTGAATTTCTCACGGCCTGCGGGGCAGTGGTTTGTGACAGTGAAGGGTTCCAGCGCTTTCCACCTGGCAACTCGATACAGCCATTGCCGAAGTGGCGAGATGGGCTTTGCTGTTTTAAAAATGGAGCAATAGAAACAGCCATCGTCACATCAGCCCATTTGTCGTGACGCTTGCAATGGCACCAACTGCAGACGCCAGAGCTGGAGATGTCTGTACTCGGCCTTGAACAACTAAGCCAATCAGTGACAGATGACGAATACCGGCATTAACACCTTCGAGTAAGGACATTCGACGTTGTGAACTGACCGAACCACCTTTCACTGCATCAGCTGCAATAGAACCTACGGCGGCAGTTGCCTGTAGTGCGTAGGTTGAAAGATTAGAAGTAGCAATTTCATTGACCGGAACTGACGGCAGGCAGTTTATCTGTGCCAGCATGCCATCGAGAAGGGTAGCGTCTTCAGTCAGATCAGTGATTAAAAGAACTTCCTCACAAGTGAGTTTATGAGGTTGCTCAGGGTTGAACTTATTGCGCAGGATTTGGGGTTTAGTCCCCATCAGCGCGGCAAGTTCGGTAAGGTTATGACGATTCACAAATGCCTTACATGCATCGTCAAAGTGAGTGTGTTTGGAAACGCGATAATCAAACATTGTTAGTCCCTGCTAGTTTGAATAATCTGACTCAACGGTTTATGTAGCGGCACTTGATGGCTTGCTGACGGTTTTTCTCACGCCAGGCCTCAAGATTGATCAGGGCATTGCCATGACGTTCCATAACAACAGTTTGCATTTGACCTGTTTTGCGGTTTTTGCGCTGCTGGGTGATTGTGGTAGAAGGCGTTGGTGCAAGGAGGACTACGCCATTCGCGATCCATTTTTCGAGGACTGCGGAGCTGATGCCGTTAATTGCAGCAAAATCTTTTTTAGAGATTGTCGGTGAAGTAGCTAGGGTGGTCAGTTGCAAATTTATTGAGTTCACAATAGTTGCAGACAAGGCTGACTCCAACGTTGGGAGGATTTGGGAAACGACGGAGTTTAATAGTTCCTTAGAAACGGCTGTCTTATCAACGGGCACTTGAATTGCATTCTGTTCTGACATAAAGCAAAATCTCCTTTTAAGCAGTTTGAGTTCTACTGTGTAACATGTGGTGTGTTTTCACTTTAGATCACAAATGTGCTCATGTAAATCACTTTCGTGCTCATTCTGGTGGGTCTATGCCTGAAACTAATGACAGTGCTGCGCATATCGTTGAACGTCTTTCCTCGTCTTATGGGGTTACTTCTCAACGAGCTTTAGCCAGCTGTCTAGATGTTCCTTCAAATAATGTAAGTGCTTGGGTTCAACGCAAGAGTGTTCCAGGCAATGCAATCATCAAATGTGCATTGGACACAGGAGCTGACTTGAAATGGTTAGTTACCGGTGAATTTGCATTTGCAAAAAATAAAAGCTTAAAAACCACAAAAAGAGACACTTCAACTTCTGGACATGTACTACTGAAGAAAATGCTTTCCTCAGGGGGACGTGCGGTTTTAAGCAGAATCATTGAAGCTTATGGTTTCAAAACGCAAAAAGAACTTGGCGAGCATTTGAATATTTCTTCGGGAACGATTAGCACCTGGGTAAGAAGAGAATATTTTCCTGGCGACGTAGTGATTACCTGTGCATTAGATACCGGTGCATCACTTGAATGGCTTGCTACAGGCGAAATGGGCATAGCCCCTCAAGAGGAAACTGCCGCCTTAGGAATGCCGATGATCAGTAAGAGAATACTTCTGGCCGGAAGACTTGACGATGATGGATTTTGCTATATCGATGAGTCGTTTGTACCGGATGGTGTCAATCTTGAAAACTTAAACTTTGTGCGAAGTGGTAAATCGTCTTGGTTGATTGAAATGGGGGTTAATGAGCTATCAAATGGGTCATGGTTGTTAGATATAGATGGCACTTTAGATGTATACGTTGTTTCTAAGCGCCCTGGGAATAAACTGCGTGTAATCGGTCAAGATGGCGAGTTTGAGTGCTTAAAAAATGACGTAACAGCTAAAGGGTTGGTAGTGGTTGCACTAAAAAACACCATATAAAACAGAATGTTATTTTATTTTTATTGCTTTGATTTACACGCTCTGAGGTTAGTTATGTGTCTTACTCACACATGACGACATGTAGGTAAATCTGCATCTGGTAAAAGTGACAAGCAGAATTAAAGTTTTCATAACTACCATATAAGTGGTGTGCTAATAATATGTCACCGTTATTAAGTTAAAACAGGATGAGTTATTTTAAGTGGATTTACACATTACTAAAAATGTGAACATAAAAAATTTTACTGTAGTGCGTTGTTTAACTCATCGAAAAGTAGTAAGTTGAATTTTCAACGATTTATTTCTATTAAAAAGGATTAGTGATGATTCTTGAAGAGATAACAATAAATAACTTTTGTTCTTGCAAGCAGTTAACAGTTAAACTGACGGACTTTAATCCCATAATTGGCTATAACAATTCTGGGAAATCAAATATTCTGAGAGCTATTAGCTGGTTATTGAAAAAAAGTGTACTTTCCGAACATTTATTTTTTGATTCACAAAGCCCTGTCACTGTGGAAGGGAAAATATCCTCTGTAAACATTAACCTATTGCCTCCAAATCAGCAATCTCAAATAAACAGATTTATTAGCAACGGCTCTTTAACTTTTAGAAGAAGGCAGGATGAGCCTTCATGCTCAGCAACACAAATAAGAATTGATGTGAAGGATCCTATGACAGGTGACTGGGCTGTAAATCCCACAGGATTAGATAACGCAATTGCAGCGTTGTTCCCGGAACCTTTATATATTCAAGCCATGGATGACTCAGCAGATGATATTAGCAAGTTTGCTGCTAAAAATACATTGGGTTTATTGTTGAAATTAATATTTGAGAGCATTAAAACTAATAATCAAGCAGCGCATCAATCTCTTTTAAGCAGTTTGGCTAATTTGGACACTCTTTTAAATGGTCCTGCAAGGTTGCCTGAATTCTCACAATTTGAATACCAAGCCTCACAGGAAGTTTCTAACTTCTATTCAGGAATTAATATCCACCTTGATATAAATCCGCCTAATTATGATGAGATTTTAAAGAATTCGACATTGTCTTTATCCGATGCTACTGGAGTGAAAAGACCATTTTCATCTTATGGTCATGGTGCTCAAAGAACAACACAAATGGCATTGATAAAAATGCTTGCAACGACCTCGTCGGCCTCACCTTTACCTGGCCTTACGAAGGTGTTGCTAATTGACGAACCAGAAACATTCCTACATCCTCAAGCGATTGAGAGTCTTAGAGATGCACTTAAAATTCTCTCAAATAGTGGATTTCAAGTTATTATAACAACGCACAGTCCTTTAATGATTGACCATCAACAAGTTTTGAATACTTTGATGGTTTTCAAAAATGCTGTTGGAGAAACAGAAGTTAGAAATAAACTCAGCAATGCGATTCAAACTTTATCAGCTAATCCACACCAAGCGAATATTATTTTTTCTATCCAGACTAGCACTCATTTACTATTTTCCGAGCATGTGGTTTTGGTGGAAGGTAAAACAGAAACGATGATGATTCCTGACCTTTACAAAGTGGTCAAAGGCAATACGCTTCCATCAGATAAATATTGCCATGTTGAATGTCAAGGAAGCCCATCTATTTACCCGATGATGAATGTACTGCGTGCAGTGGGCTATGCACCCAAGGCCATAGCTGACCTAGATTATATCTTCAAAATTGCCCCCGGTCTTGGTCTTGTTAGCCGGAGTGATCCCGATTGGGTAACCTGTTTCAACTGGTTTGCTACGAACACATCACCGCAATCTTTCTATTTAGGAACTGATGGACTCCCAAGTAGAAGAAACTCAACGGGTCTATTTAGTACTATCCTTCCAGAGGAAGCGTTTGAACAAATGGCTTCACATATGCAAGTTCCTATTGCGAATCTTGTCTCCCAAATGAGAAATCACGATATTTGGATTTGGGACAAGGGAGCCATTGAAGCCAGTTTAGGTATAGCTAAAAATCACAATGCAAGAATTGCGTTTCTTAATACATTACGTTCAAATAATAATATTAATCACGCTAATTCGCCGAATGATATAGCAAACTGTATTCACTGGTTTTAATTAATTATAGGTGTTTAGAAGCTATTGTTCCGCCGCCGTAGTGATTTTTATTTTTCGGCGGCGTATATAAATTTTTCGCATTGAATTTAATATTATTAATTATAATTTACCATTTTTTATTAACAAGCGGCGATATTGAATTTGACACTTTTTAGCACTCATCTGACCTTGAGAATCTCTGTAAACTTTGAACAAAATGCTGTATCAGCTATCATCGAAATGTGGATTTATTATTCATAAATTATGACCATTTTAAGCTTAAACTAATCATTAACATCCGGTCGTCGCCACTCTGTCGCCAGTGACGCTTTTAACTTATTGATTTTCTAGTATTTTATAAGTATTCGGTCTTTTTTTTACTATTTGATTTATAAAGATAATTTCAGCATCTCCCTAAATCCTAAATCCTAAATCCTAAATCCTAAATCCTAAATCCTAAATCCTAAATCCTAAATCCTAAATCCTGTCTATATCTCCGTCCACTCGGTACCGCGGCTATCAGGATAAACGTTCGTCATTTTCATCGATTTATGCCCCAATAGTTTCTGAGCAAATTCCGCGCCGTATTCACGCTCGTAAAGCCGGGAAGCAAGACTGCGGGCTTTCGCTCCGTGATACACCGTTTTTTTACCGCGCGCCAGAATGCTTGGGTAATGCTATCCGCTCGAAGCGTGCCGGGCTGCCATCTGGTTTTTCTGCTGGCAGAACTGAGAATGAACTCAGTATTATTATTCTGCAAACTAAAATTATATATAGGGGATCTGCTGAGTAACAAGAAGAGAATAAATCATAATAATAGTTATCATTCCTATTTCATGGGTATCAGTATCATGAAGTGAGCTAATGTCTGCTGAAATTTTCAGAATTAAGGTTATGCTAATAATTCTTTTGTATGATTCAGACTATGGGTAAATATGCTAAGAGCTCATTAATGAAATTGCGAGTCTGGAGTCTGTTACCCCATGAATATGCTACTTTTTTTCGTATTCTTCACACCATGATGGCATTTTTAATACTGTCGGAAATTATTAACGCTAATCTGACAGAGACCGAAGCAATTGCTGAACATAGTCTTGAAGGGGTTATAACCTGGATGCACATTATTTAA